GGAAGTCTACGCGCCTGCTCGCAACCTGCCTCTATACGCTGGGTTGGGTGCAAGGCTCTGGCCCTTGCCAGCTTCGCTGGAAGCTTGGGATTCTTTCGATGCACACCTACCGACTGACGATCTGTTCAGCGGGCAGGTAGGCAACACGAAGCTAGGCACTGGTCCTGGCAACTGCTACCAGCGGATCTACGAGTGGATGGGTGTATGGGATGAGAAGAGTACGGCTAAGTATTGTAAGCCAGTTCTACATCTCATCGAGCCAGACCACGAAGAGTTAAAGACGATGGGCAAGTGGCCGTTGCCTAGTCCTTTCTTTGCCTACCACGTTTCGTCCAGCGGTCCGACCCGCACCTACCCGCCAACGATGGGGCAGGAAGCGGTGCTGGCGTTGCTTGAGGCTTATCCGAAACATCACGCTGTGATTATTGGTCTGGATAACTCAAACAACTTTAAGGTGGATCATCCGCGAGTGATTGACCTATTCAATTGCACCAAGACTGTGCGCTCGCTGTTCCCGATTATTAGCGGGGCTGACTTTGTTGTCGCACCAGATAGCTCAGTCAATCACATGGCTGCTGGGTTGGATACGCCGTGTGTATCGCTGTGGGGCAGCTACGACCCCGCGGATCGTATGACGTATTATAGTAAGAACGTATCGGTATTCAAACCCGATACCTGTCCACACGCACCTTGCCGTCCGCACGCTGGGTTGCCACAGGCGAAGTGTAAGGATGCGACCAACAAGACACCGAAGACGCAATACTGGTGCAATGCTTTGCGGAATATAACAGCGCAGGATATTGTTGAGGCATCCAAAAAAGCAATAGAACTAGAAAGCAAATAACTAACTGGCGTTGTGGTATGCAGGGAGATCCTGCATCGGGCGTTTCCTCAGTGTGTTCTCCTCTTGAATCAGAGTCAGTTTGAATTTTAATATGAACTTAATGTCCCGAATGGTACGCAAGGAGATCTTGCGGCTGTGTGCTACTAACCACATCTGAAACAAAGGGACATGACTTGCAAACAGAAATAGTAGTGATATAGAAGCAGGCAGAAAGGTTGGTAGCAAATGACCGATGAAGAAATCATTCGGTGGTTCAGAAGTGTTGATCCATCGACTAGCAGACCGCAAAGCTATTCAGAGCTTGCGTCAATAAAAACCCCACAATTCATAAGCGACGATATTGATCGCGCCTATATAAGCGGAGCAATTGATTGCGCTGATATGTTCCTATCGATGTACAGAAAGGGATATATTAGGGTAACTGAAACGCATAATGTTTTTATGCGATGGTTGCATTCAAGAAAGAAAACATCTTGGAACAAGATAGAAGATTGGCACGAACCCATATCAACCTGGACAAGCACAAGAAGAAAAGTCCTTGCCAGATGTAATAACAAATGCACGATTTGTGGCGCAGATGATAATTTGGAAATTCACCACAAGGTCGCTGTTGCAGATGGAGGAGCGATGGATTTAGAAAACTTAACTACTGTGTGCTTCAAATGCCACAGGGAAAGGAAAGATGAAACTACCGACACGAACACAGCAATTCATAACAAACGGAGCGCATGAGGGGCAACGCAACGAGGAGTTGTTCCTGGCCGCACAGCAATTGCGAGATGCTGGACTAGATGAATTTTCAGCAATCGACAAGCTGTATCCATCAGCTACCGCTTCTGGATTAAAGGAGCGAGAAATAGAGGCAGCGGTTAAGTCTGCGTACAGAAGATCACCAAGGCAACCGTTGAGCTTTAGCCCATTTAAAGCGAATGAACCAATGAAGATAGACATTGCCCCTTGCCCAACCCCAAGCCATCACGCCGATGATGTGAGACGATTTCTGCTGACCGCATTTAATGAGGGTGATCGTGTTTGCATTGTCGGTGCTATTCATCAGGACGATTCAGAAAGGCCATCTGGTAAGGGAACAATAAAGACCCGCGAGGAGTGGCTGGATCAGTTTCATTCTGGAGTGGAGCTTCCAGACTCGTACGTTGGTGCGTACGTCTGCATCAATCCCTGCGGAGATTCGAGGAAGTCAGATGACGTTACAAGCTTTCGCCATGCCCTAATTGAATTTGATAGCGGAACGATGGACGAGCAGTGGTCGATCATCAACGCGCTTGAGCTGCCTTGTTCGGTTGTGATTCATTCGGGATCGAGATCGGTTCATGCTTGGGTAAAGGTAGATGCCAAGGACATCAAGGAGCATCAAGAGCGAGTTGCGTATCTGTACTCAAAGATGGCTCAGTTCGATATAGATCCGAAGAACAAGGATGCATCAAGATTATCAAGACTACCAGGTGCGCCGAGAAAGCTTGCTAATTCATATCAAGCACTACTAGCTACCAATACTGGACGTAGCGGGTGGAGCGAGTGGAAGGCACACATGGAGGCCATGAATCTCCCGCAACAAACACCTTGGTCGGACATCCTTGGATTTAAGGCGGAAGATGACAACGATTGCTTGCTTGGCAATCGATGGCTGTGCAAGGGTGGTAGTTGCGTTTGGGTCGGCGGATCTGGACTTGGTAAGTCAACGCTATGCCTTCAAGCCATGATGACTTGGGCGATAGGTTTACCGTTCCTTGGCATAACCCCGAAGAAGCCTATGCGTAGCTTGCTTATCCAAGCCGAGAATGATCTTGGTGACGTTGCCGAGATGGCTCAAGGCGTACTAAGACATCTGAAAGCCAAGCTGACATTGTCAGAGGAGCAGTCTGCGATGATGCTTGCCAATGTGATTATTGTCAGAGATTCAACAAAGACGGGGCCAGACTTCGCAAAGATGGCAGCCGCACTGATAGGAGTCCATAGACCTGACTTATGCTGGATTGACCCGCTTCTATCATTTATGGGTGGAGATGCCCTAGCTCAAGAGAACATGACGATGTTCCTGCGACACTGCCTAAATCCGATCAGTGTGGCGACTGGTGTGACGTGGATGGTAATGCATCACACCCCAAAGCCACCCAAGGAGGGGCAGCATTCACAAGTGCTATATGACTTGGCATACGCTGGCATAGGGTCAAGCGAGCTTACCAACTGGGCAAGAGCAGTGGTGTACCTTCAGGCGGTTAAGGAAGGGCATTTCAAACTGTCGTTCCCGAAGCGCGGAGGCAGGGCTGCTATACCATGGCCTCAAGGGGATACTGATTTGCATGAAAGCAAGTACGCGACTCATGTGTGGCTGCGACACGCAGAGGAATGGATGGCATGGGAGGAGTCAAATGGTCCAGAGAATAGAGGCAGGGGCAGACCAGAATTAACCATAGAACAAGCCATTCCAGATTGGCCCAAAGGGCATGGTTATAACGATTGCATTGACCATATTATTGAGTCAACTGGATGCTCCAAGAGAAAGGCTCAAGAGTTATTTGCTTCCGCAAAAGCTGACGGAACTATCACCAAAAATGGTCAAGGCTGGGAGATCACACAGATTCCGTAAGTCGTTGATAATGATTTTTGCATAAATGCGACTTACGCATAATTTAGTGATACCGCAACAAATCGTCTGAAGTACCGCAAGTAATGGTCAGTTTGCCCGCTACCGCAACTACCGCAACAAATACCCCTTATAGGGGTATTTATGCGGTATTGCTGCGGCAGTTAGAAATCTTTTCTGCGGTAGTTGGGTAGAAATAGGGTCGAATAATCTTGCGCAAGTGTTTTTGAAATTAAAACGGCCACTACACCTGCCAAGGAACGAAGTTGGTTATCAGGTGGTGGGTGTGGTACAATCGTGAAATGAACAACAGTAAACCAGGTTTGTATGCAAACATTAACGCCAGACGCAAGGCTGGCACTAGCCGTCCCAAATCTAAAAGCACCATCCAGCCTAAAGTATGGCGTATGATGAAGGCCAAGAAGGGTGGGTTTGAACCACGATAGAGAGCAACTGAAGGTGGCACATAAGTTTATTGCCCTGCTTCAGCGTGAGAATGCGCAGCTACACGGCGTTCTACGCTTGTTAGGTCAATTGGTTGATGATATGAATGCTAACTGCTCCTATGAAGTATTCGAAGTACAGTGGAATAGCCTTACAGAGCAGGTCAAGAGGCTGTCAGGCTTCTTTGAAAGCCACCAGAAGGCACTACAGTCGCTCCACGATGCTTGTCCTGAGGTCTGGGATACCGATGAGGTAGATGATGAATCCTAGAGAACTGCCTTGCAACAGCCCAAGGCGTACACCTGGAGAGCGCAAGAAATTTGTTGTCCGAGCGTGCCAGAATGGGCAAAGCAAGGTTATACGATATGGCGATCCAGATATGACCATCAAAAAAAATAACCCAGCGCGTAGGCGTAGCTTTAGAGCTAGACACGGGTGTGATAGTAAGCCACCCAGCAAGCTGACAGCAAGGCATTGGAGCTGCAAAAACTGGTAATATGGCAAAGGTAGCCAAAAAAACACGCCAGGATGCCTCAAAATCGAGCAAGGATGCCACTAGAAAGCGTCTTTGTAGCAAGACTGATGCTCCAGACCTTCCAGTGGTCAAATTTAAGGTTGAGGAGCTTGGAAACAAAGCCTGCTGTTGCCGTATCGGACGCTAGACTGCCGTTTATATAGCCCTTATAGGCTATTTTTATATACCCTTATAAGGCTATCTGGCCTACCGTTTAGGTGGCTGTGCTTCCGTTTGTTTACGCTCCCGATACTTAGCCCATCGGATACCTACCGCCTTCTGATAGTGTTCCTTGGGTCGCACCTTTTGAGGACCTTTCACACTCCCGCCTTTCTTACCTAATCGCGAAAGGTAAGCCTTAATAATTTCGTCTTCTGTCATATTTTATGTTGTCCTTATAGGCCAAGCTTCCGTTTGTAAAGACGGAATGCCTGGGCTGCCGTTTGTTAGCGAATGCGAAAGCTTTGGGGATTGAACCCTAGGCGGTGTTGTTATCTATTAAAGAATGGCTGTGAGTATTGCATCAAAAGCTTGTAACTCTTCCGATTTGGGGAAAGGTTGGCAATGGTTTGCAAGTATCCAGACACAAACCCGTGAATGTTTACTGGATCAATCGAGCCAAACTCTTTCCTTGTCTTGTCAAAGCATAGGTTGGCAGAATCCGCACCTATCATATACGCTTTGTAATGATTCTTTTCTTCTTTTGTTTGTTTTTTCATATCCTCTTTCTTTCTTATTCATTCGCGCAATCAATAAAGACTACGCTGCCGTTTATTAGGATGCCCTGGCGAGAGCCAAAATCCATCCTCCGCCCACCTCCGTTACGAGGTGGAACGAGGAGGGACTAGCTAGGAAGAACACCACCCGCCAATGATCCACATTTTTAACCCTTTTTCATTTAAAAAGGAGGTGGCAATAGGTGCTTCCCATTTTCTGTGGTTGTCACAGACAAAGTCTAAAGCATCCTCCTTGCTTTTCTGTTCTTCATCTTTCCAGACTGGATTGCTTTTCAGCATTCCAATACCTCCAGAATATGAAGATCCATCTTCAAGGCGAGATTGCCTACACTCATCATCCCATTGTTTTTGAATGTTATTTCTTCCGTCTTTATCCTCAAATGCACGATAACCGAAGCTTGCTCCCATATATTTAATTCCTTTCTTTTATTTTTCTTTAGGTCATCTCTAACGAGTTTGACCTCTCCCACCCTCGGTCAAGAGGATGGACGAGGGAAAACTTATTTCCAAAGCAACTCAATCCAGCTTGCTAAGCTCAAGCCTAACAAGATCCCAAACATCAAAATTGTATATGCCTTAATCATTCCACACCTCCTTTCTGATTACATATTCTTGGATGCCGTGAAACTTCCTCCACATTTCGGCTCGGCAACGTTCCACAAAACGGCAGACAAAAGAGCCGTTTCGTGAGTAGATGGAGAAGCAGATCATTTGCGATCCTCCAGCTTGTTGACAAGAACACAATCAGAATAATACAATTGAGACTCGTCTATTGCGTGCTTTATATCCATCCACTTAATGTAACTTCTTTTGCTTCCACGCTGGACATATCCACAAATAGCATCTGGATAAATCCAAGTTGGACTGCGTCTATTTATGACCAATTTTCTGTCTGCTTCCATAGTGTCGTTTCCTTTCGTTTTGGTTTCTTTTGTTCCAGCCACACGGCCAGACCGAAACACACTCTTTCGAATGTGTTCGGGGTCTGATCGCCTAGTTAGATAGACCTCCACACGACTTTTGAAACTTCAAATGGAATCCCGATTTCATTTGCACGCTGTTTGGCAAGTTTGAGCGTGGAGAACTGGTCTCCAGTAGGCTGACCGACCTTGTTGAGCCAAGATGCAAGCCACACGATTTTTGAGTCGTGCTCAACCTTTTTGATGTGCATTCTGTTTCTCGAATCTGCTAAGTATGGATTTGGATTTTGTAAGTTTAGTTTCATTTGTGTTTACTTTCTTTGGTTTAGTTTGTTTTGATGTAGAAGTTTGTCGCTTTTTTATTGCCCAGCACATCAATTCGTTTTGATACCGATATGAAGGGAACATAACTTTCGAGCATATCGTGAACCATCAAGCCAGCACCACAGATTTGGTACGGAGTTTCAATGGTCAAGACGATCATTCCATCGTAATGAACTTCAATATCCCACCAAGTAAGCATTGCTCTGTCACTTTTCGAGATAGCAATTTTTTCCATTTTCTCAGTTAGGAATTTGAATATTTTTGCATCGCGGGAAACTTCAGCCGTTTCCGCTTCGGCGTGTGTCAGTTGTGTTTTCATACGAGCAAACTAAAGCCGATTGTCTATAGATGCAAGAAGTATTTTAACTTTCTTTTGGCTCGCCGTATGTTATTAGTATGACTTATGGATGAAGCAGCGGACTCCACCGCACCCGAAAAGGCAAAGAACGGACGAGAGATATTTACTAAAGAATTGGCCGAGGAAATTATATCAGCGTGCGGGTCTGGATTTACTTTAGAAAAGGCTGGTGCGTTGGTCGGGGTCAATCCTTCCACGATTAAAACTTGGGCGAGCCGTAAGCCAGATTTCGCTAGGCGTGTAGAGTCTGCCAGAAAAAAGCACGAGCTTTCCCTACTGCGAGACATAGAACTTGCGGGTCAGAAAAGCTGGCAAGCAAAGGCGTGGATGAGTGAGAGAGTGTACGGATATGCGCAACCCTCTGCTAGACTGCAAGTTAGCCAGGATGTCACTCACGGGATAAGCGGGAACTTGGCCTCTCTGCTGGCTGGGATTGCGGGGAGAAAGAAGGAGAAGAAAGCAGAAGTAATTGAAACGCAAACACTTCCACAACCTAAAATGCAAATATCTTCTGTTGCAACGACTTCCACTCAAAAGTCGCAAATTGAATATTGTATCAAATCTGAAACGTTGAAACCAGAAGTACTTACACCTAAAACTCCTAAGCCTCGACATAAGCAAATGAGACGAAGAAAGCCAAGGGCTGAGTCTTTAGCTAAGTATCCGACCACCACCACGCCACCCGCCACTCCCCCAGCCCCCATTTAATACGCATATACCCCCCCAAATTATTGTGGCTCAAAACAAAAAGAGGTCTTAACATACACCTATGCCCAAGCCCCCCAAGCGTAGTCAAGAAGAGATACTAGAAGACCTCTCTAAACCCTCTGCATTCGCATCTAATGTCTTGGGCATCAATCTTTATGACTGGCAAAGGAAGGTATTGCGCGATTTAGAGCCTAGAGACTGTCGCGTAGCCTTGCGTGCAGCCAACGGCTCTGGCAAGACCAGCACCGTAATTTCAGCTATTTTGATATGGCACGCGCTCGTTTACCCGCGCTCAATCGCTGTAACCACGGCAGGCGTTTTTCGTCAAGTCGAAAGCCAACTATGGCCTAGCCTGCGCAATCACATTGCCAAGCTTGGTGGTGCTTGGGAGGTCACATCTGGCGAGATCCGCTACCTCCATCCCAACGGCAACACATCACGCATTATAGGCTACTCAGCGACTGACCCTGGGCGCGCTGAAGGCTGGCACGCAGAGGACCACGAATACCATCCATTGCTGATGGTGGTGGACGAAGCCAAGACCGTAGCCGACCCGCTGTTCGAGGCTATCAGCCGATGTCAACCAACCCGCTTGCTAATTGCATCCAGCCCAGGCGGGACTAGCGGTGCGTTCTATCGTGCGTTCACCAAGGAAGCCAATATGTGGCAGAAGCACGCAGTCACAGCGTTTGACTGCCCCCATATAACGCAGACCCAGATTGATGAGGTAGTCCAGCGTTACGGCGAGAAGCACCCGCTTACCCGATCTATGATCTACGGCGAGTTTGTTGACATAGGGCTGGAAAGCCTAGTTATCAACCTAACCCAGCTACAGAACTGCCACAACACACCACCCCGATTCAGACCAGGTGTACGCATAGCAGGCGTGGACTTTGCAGCGGGAGGAGATCAGAACGTGATCTGCATAAGTGACGGCAACAAGATTCTGCCTATGATCGCTTGGCGCGAGAAAGACACGATGGCAGCCGTAGGCAGGTTTATAGTTGAGTTTAAGAAGGCTGGGCTTGAGGCTAACAACATCTACGCTGACGCAAGCGGTATGGGTATGGTTATGTGCGATGCCCTGGCCGAGTCTGGCTGGGTAGTCAATCGCGTGAACTTCGGGGCTACGGCATACGACAACAATGCCTATACCAATCGGTCTGCTGAGATGTGGTATGGGATGGCAAAGAAGATTGAGGATGCCGAGATCATACTGCCAGAGGATGAGGACTTGACAGCGCAGTTGACTTGCAGGCGAACAATCACCAACAGCAAGGGCAAGCTTGGCGTGGAGTCTAAGGACTCAATGCGCGCCAGGGGCATAGCTTCGCCCGATAGGGCTGACGCGCTGGCCTTGTGCCTTAGCAGTACAAATATCGGTCTTGACTTGACTTTCCAGATAGAGCGTCCAACTTGGAAGTCACTTCAAGAAATGATGGTATCCCACGATCCCGTCATGGCTGGATTTGACCCAGGAGGATAAACACTATGAATATCTGGAATTGGATTACTTCAAATTGGCAAGAGATCGTAGCCGCTGTTGGTGGCATCGTTCTCGCTGCTCGCATCATTGTCAAACTCACACCGACCCCAGCGGATGATTCGTTCTTGGAAAAGATCGTAAACTTCCTCAAGACAGTCGGACTGAATATTAAATAATCTTTTGTGCTGCGTGCAATCCTTGAGATCATCGCAGCCGTGTTCCGCATCATTCCAGGTTGGAAAGAAAAGCGAACACAGAACCTCGAAAGCGATTGGCGCAAGAATCGCGAAGCTATTGAGCGTGATCTGCGTGGTGGGTCTTGGTGGTTGCGCAACAACGACACCAGTAACAAACACAACGGGGATAGTTGAAGAGTTGATGAAAGATAAAAATTACAGCGAGGTTCGCAAAAGCACACCAGCCGTCAAGGAATGGTCAAGGAAAGCCTTGAATGCGGTAAACGATCTTTCATACGAACTTAAAGTGGAGCGCAACAAATGAACGCTAAAGATACCGCAAGAACAGATTATTATACGAGAATTATTGAGGCTCTTAACCAGCGCGAAACCTGGGAGAACCGCCAGCGGTTGTTCTATCAAGCCCGCTACTTTGGTGTACGCCGCAAGGTCAAGCCTTGGCCTACAGCCGCCGACCTGCACGTTCAGTTGATCGACACAGCGATTGAGAAGCTGAAACCCAGCTTCGTCAACAGTGCGATTGGTAACGACATCCTTTCCAGCTTTGTACCGATGCGCCAGCAGTTAGCTCCGCTGACAGTCTCAGCCGAGCGTTGGTTTGATTACCAGATGCGCGAGCGTACCAACTTCCAGAAAGAAATTGTTTCCGTAATTGACAACTTGCTTCTCTACGGGCGTGGCGTGTCAAAGGTAATCTGGAACGAGGACAAGAAGCGCATTGACTTTGAGGCAATTGATCCCTTCCATATTATTGTTCCTTCCTATACCAAGGAGTTCAAAGATGCAGATTTCATCGTTCACATCATCTCAACGAGTGTCGATTCCTATAAGGCAAATCCCTTGTACAAGCAGGATGAGAACTTTATCAAAACAATTTCGGGTAAAGCCTCCAAATCAGTGGGCTTACGAAGTGAGATTCAAGACGAGATTTACAGGCGTGAAGGAATTACTCAAGAAGCTGAGAATGACCGTATTGTCCTTTGGGAGATGTACACTCCGTCCGAAGACGGATGGAAGGTTGAAACTTATAGTCCGCTTGTTTTAACCGAAGATGTACGCAAACCTTTCACATTACCCTATCGTCACGGTGAACCACCTTTCGTAGATTTCCCTTATGAAGTTACTGGTGGCGGTTGGTACAGTCCACGAGGTGTGGCCGAGATCCTCCTCCCGAATGAGAACCTCCTCAATAAATTAAAAAATAGTCTCTCTGACTATGTGGAGCTTGCCAACCGCCCAGTTTTCGAAGCACAGAATCCGATCTCGCTAAACACATCGAACTTGAAGATGCAGCCTGGGCAGATTCTGCCACAAGGCTTGAAACCAGTTCAGTTTAGCCAACCTCCATTCGACTTCCAGAAACTGATGCTCGAAGAGCGTCTGCTTTCCGAACAACGGATGGGCAATCCAGACTTTGGTGCTGGGTCGCAGTTCCAAGTGTCGGATCGCAAGACTGCCACCGAGATCCAAGCGTTGCAGTCGCAGGCAGCAGCTTCTGGCGATTTACGCAATCGTATGTTCCGAATGGGTCTAGCCCATCTCTTCAAGCAGTGCTGGTCGCTTTACACTCAGTACAACAAGAAAGACTTGATGTACCGCTATGCGGAAGAAACTGGTTCGATGCCACCCGAAGGTATCCACGATGAGTATTCGATTGAGCCAAAGGGTGGATTGGACTTTATCAACCGTCAGTTCGCGTTGCAGAAATCTGTGGCGCGAATGCAGATGTTCCAAAATAATCCTTTCGTGAACCAAGGCGAACTGGTAAAGTCAGTGCTTGAACAAGACGATCCCTCGCTGGTCCGCAGACTCTTCCAAGATCCGAACGCAGCCTCTGGCGATCAAGCTGAAGATCAAGCGACTGAAATCGCGACTATGCTTGCAACTGGATTCCCCGTCGCAATCAAGCCTAGCGATGATCACAAAGCGCATATATCCGTTCTCTTCGCGTTTAACCAAGCGGCTCAACAGCGGCAACAAGCGGTCGATCAGAGCGCAATGCAAGTTCTGATGGCACACTTACAACAGCACTTGGCAGCCTTGGAACAGGTTGACCCCAACACATCCCGCGCTATCCAGAAACAGCTTCGTGATGCAGGTAAGGCTCAGATGCAACAGCAGGGGCAACAATTGCCTCCAGAAGCAATGCAAGGCCAAGCACCAGCACCGATGGCGGGTTGAAAGTACCAGTAATGCGTGATGCCTTCCAGGCGGAAGGCTTGGCAAAGTTGTGTGAGTGGGCGAATGAACAAGGTGCGACTGGTAGGGCGGTTGAGATTGGTTCTTATAGTGGCGAGGGAACAGTAGTTCTCGCAAAGTATTTTAAGGATGTTCTTGCCGTAGATCCTTGGCTAAACGGATACGATATTAACGATAGGGCGAGTCAGCAATGCCCGATGAAGTTTGTCTTTGATGCATTCCAAGAGCGCGTATCTCCATTTAAGAATGTTTTATATAGTAGGGGCAAAAGCCTAGATGCGCTTGAATTCTTCAAGGATGGCGAGCTAGACCTAGTTTATATTGACGGAGATCACCGCTACGAAGGCGTACTGGCAGACCTAAAAGGCTGGCGCAAGAAGCTTAAAGAAGGCGGGATTATGGCTGGTCACGATTGGAGTTGGCAGTCAGTAAAGAAAGCCTTACTTGAGGAAATAGGACAAAAGGACTATACGCTATTCCAAGGCGATTCCTGGGCAATAAAACTATGAGAAAACTAAAAGCAGCATTGGCGTTTATCAGAGATCAAGAATGGGTCAACGAACCGCAATGGCAGGATGAGGACGAGAAGGCGTGGACAGGATTCTTGTCAACTCCAACGGGACAGAAGCTAAGTCTGATTTTGCTTAACCTAACCCTGCGGCAAAACGGCTCTGCGGTAATGAAGAAATCAGAGGCACTTGCAGACGCTTGTGGTTATGCTAAAGGATTTCGTGGTTGTGTAGCGACCTTAGAATCGCTCGCATCCCAAAAACTTAACTCCGCCATTCCAGGCTATGGGGATGGATCGGATGAACCAGTAGCCGACTAACCTTTAGGTAGAATGACTCCCTACCGAAAAGTGTAAGAAAGGGTCAAAATGGCGGATTCAAACAACCTAACTGAAGCGGATGTATTGGCGATGGCGCAAGCGGCTGACGAAGGACGGGATTTTAATCCTACTCCCAAGGAAGACGAAAAAGCCAAAGTAGAAACAGAAGCTACAGAAAAGGCCAGCGGAGATAACGAGCAGAAACCCGCGCCTGCTGATAAAGCCGAACAAACAAAACTCGAAGCCTCGGATGAGGTTTCAGCGACCAAGGAGAAATCCGAGGAAGCCAAAAGTTCTTTAACAACGCAATCTTCAGAAGACAAGTCGGAGTCGGCTTCCGAAAAGAAGCCTACCCGTTACGAGAAGGCTAAGTCGCGACTTGAGAAGGAGTGGGAAGATGTCCGAGCCGAGAAAGCTAGAATCAAAGCAGAGCGTGAGCAGATTGAGGCTGAAAGGGCAAGGAAGACTTCAGAAACTCCTCAAGGCGAGACAAAGTCGGGAAGTCGCAAGTTTAGCGCGGAAGATTACAGGGAAGCAGCAAAGAGCTACCGTGATGAAGGCCGTGACGATCTTGCAAAACTTGCCGAACAAAAAGCTGGTGACATTGAAGTCGAGGATAGGAAAGAAGTCGAGCAGAAGACCCAAGCAGAACTAAAGTCTGCCTGGGATAAAAATTTGCTTGATGAAGTAGAAGCAAATCCAGAACTTAAAGATTCAACCAGCACATTGTATAAAGCCGTATCGGAAATGTTGCAAAACCACGCAATCCTGCGCAACTACCCAGCGGGGATCAAGGATGCGGTTGGAATTGCCAAGGTAAAGCTCCAAGCGGAGTCCGCCTCCGATTTGTCGAAAAAGGTTGCAGAGTATGAGAAAGAACTTTCTCAACTCAGAAAAGCGACTACTCCAGCGTCTGGACAACCCAAAGGTCCTGCCAAGACTAAAGCTTTTCACGAACTGACTCTTGATGAGCAAGAACGTGAATTGATGAAAATGGCAAGCGAAGTTGACAGAGGTTGAGTAGTCATAACAAACAAGGATACTTAATTATATGGTAACTACTGGTTCAGTCAGCGCACAGTTCCAGACGTACTTCTCGAAGGCGTTATTGGAACGTGCAATCCCATTGCTCCAAATGGAGCAATTCGCAATGAAAGCCCCCTACCCGACCAAAACGGGTGGAAACAAAACGATTCGGTTCTTCCGCTTCGGTGATCCCAGCATCTCTGCGATCTCCGCTTTGTCGGAAGGAACGACTCCTTCTTCTGGTGACGAGCGTGATCTCACGCTGTCCTCGGTTGAAGCAACCTTGGTGCAGTACGGTTCAAAAATTATTTTGACCGATGTGGTTTTAGCTACGGAGCTATTTTCCCATCTTGCCCAAGCCACTAAACAACTCGGCGAAGATGCCGCCCTCCACGCTGACACAC